ACATTTATTGGATTAATGGTTATAACACCATTTTTATAGTCAATTCTTCCAACATTTCTTCTAAGAATAGTTGGTGTTCTAGAATTTGAGGACCCAACAGTAAATAGGAATAAAGATCCAGTTTCTCTATTTGTATTTGGTACGTCACCTAAGTAGACTGTTTGAGATATACCTGCTATTTGGAACCCACTGGATTTAATATTATATCCATCCATACTTGAAATATGAAACTCATTACCGAATCCGATTTGATATTCCGCAAAAGTATTTAAAACTACTCTCAAATCTCTTCTCATCTGAACTGTAGTAATATTAGATGTGATAGATTCGTGACTATCATCAATCATTTTCAAGAACTTACTATACTTAAATCTAGCACCATACCTATTCAATTCGGTTGATTCTGAGTATTTTGTAGCATTAGATTGAACAATACTAGAAACAAAAGATGAGGATGGTGCTAGATTTGTGTTATAATAAACTTTTGAATTTACTTCAACATATAAGTACTTTAAATCTAAAATTTCTGGAACTATTCCAGCAACAGCATATTTTTTTAACTTTAATTTAATACTTTCTTTCTCCAAATTGGGAAGAAAATCACCAAATCTAGGCTTGATACTTATAAAGACTTTGCCATATTGTGGAGGAATTAACTCTTCACCACCAAAAACGGAAATAGCTTCAGTTTCTGGATAAATTTTAGAAGGTATTAATGTTTCAAAATCATTCGCTGTTAGTGCTCTATTTTGAGAAGCATATATCCTTGGAGCATATTTTTTTATAGAATCTATAGACTCTATATTTTCTCCTCCAGATGCTTGTAGTACTGTGGTAAGTAAGGAAATTCCACTTGAAACTGTATATTCTATTGAATTTCTTACATAAGTTAATCTTCCAGAAAAAACAAATTGATTTACTCCATTTGCGCTATCGCCATTGGAAGTTATGTAATTTACAGTTATAAAATTGCCTTCTTCTAGAGCTTTTCCAAATACGCCGTCACCAAAAATTATTTCATATCTTTCATCTTCAATTTCTTGTAAGAAATAAACATTTGAACTCTGATCAATATCAAATAAACTATCTTGAAAAGAATATTTTACTGATTGTGTTGATTCTTCATTGTTTCTTACTGTTACAGTTATTAAATCAGTATCAATTCCCGAGTTTGGTAGGATATACCTTTGATTAGGATTTCTTGAACTGTAAGTAAATGTATTTGATAATAATATTCCCTCATAAATCTGTAAATTTGAAAATGTCGCTATTCCATTAAACACTGGAACGGTAACATCATCTAAAATAGAAAAAACAAATGATTGATTTGAGAATGTCCCTGATGTTGTTGCGACAGGACCTCTTTTCAATGTTAAAGATGCTGGTGCTGGTGTTACATTTGAAACGTCAACAAAGAAGTCTACCGTTGCTGTTGCTGCTTTTCTTGATTTAGGAACATAACCAATATTTCTTGCTAGTGATACTACGTTCTCTCTTAAAGTAGCACTATCAATAAAAACTTCATTTGCAACCATGTTTGCATTATATGAAGTAATGTAAGTATTATATGCCAGAACATCAAGAATTGATGAGAGATTAGATCCCTCAAAATCATAATCAGTAAAATTTGAGTTTGCTTTTAAGTAATCTCTAAGAGTAGTTTTAATCTGGTCAAAATCCAGATTAGAAAAGTTTATTAATGGCATTTTTACCTAGTTGGTTGCAAAGCGAATTGTAATTGTTGTGCAGGTACATCTGCTCCTATAACTTCATACACTATCGTCACATCAAAATTATTATTATCATAATTTGGAAATGCTTGCACATCAATCAATTGAACTCTAGGCTCATAATTTATAATAGATTGGCGAATTTCATCAACAATAATTGATGCGCTAATGTCATCAATGTTTTCGAAAAGAGTTCTTGTAATGTTAGATCCAAAGTTTTCATCAAAAAACTTTTCTCCAGGAAGGGTAAAGACAATATTTCTTACAGAACGAGCAATTGCATTCTCATTTTTGAGCGCAATCAAATCACCGTTCAGAGGATTAGTCTGAAAAGTCATACTAATGTCCTTAAAACCTTGACTTACCCTTTCTAGAGGCATTGAGTATTATAATTCTAACTTATTTATTCGGGATTTTTGACTTCATAGAGTGGTTCTGTGCCATATTCCCAGTCATCATAGTCCTCATCATTACGAATTCTTTCGTGAATTTCATTTTGAACCTTAAAATCATGTTTTTTGGGAGTTAAATCGTCATTAGCGATCTCCCTCAGCATTTTTTCTTCCATTTTTTTGCTCCTGATCTGTTAAATCAGAACTTTTTACGGGGTTGCTATCCCGTGTATCAATGTAAAATCCTTTTCTGTAATATTCTGAGTCTTCTATAAAGGTTAAATTTGGTATATTTTTTACTTCTTGGTCTTTCCAGACTGGAATTGCGACAGTATTGCCATATCTGAAGTTTGGATTTCTTCTAAAATGAACTTCAATTATTTTATTGTCGATATATTCGCAGTTTATCCACTCATAATCTCCTTTTAAGTTATTTAATATCTCAGGAAACTCAATCTTTCTATCAATTTTTGTCCAACTTTTCCACTTATAAAGGTCATTACCCTCATATCTTTCTCCTATAATAACAAGTTCTGCTTTCTTGTTTCTAAAATCTACACTAATGTGCTCTCCTTCAAAGATTTCAGACCAAAACTCAGAGGGATGTAAATGATTAGTATCTTTTTCAATCCACTCTATACGAGAAAATCGTCCCATACCAAGTAAGTTAATACTTGGTCGGACGATATAATACCCTGGATATGGAACAGGGCACCCTGTAGGTCCACAGAGATGCCCTAGACGATGATTTAGAAATAACTTACTATAAACCCATAGATCTTCTGGATGAATTGAATTCCATTCATCTAAGCACTCTAGGTGGTACATAAGTAAGTTAACAACTTATTATTATTTACCTTGTCCGCGATACTTTTTCTTACGCCCATTGCGAGAGGTTGCGCTTAGTAGTGTACGAGCAGAACGACCTTGACGTGTTTTCTTAGGTGCTCCAGGTTGAAACAGATTACCCTTCAGTGCCATAATTTTCCTCCAATTCAATTAAACTAGGATCAATATCATCTCCCGAGAAAAACTTTTCCGAGAGTTCTTGAAGAACCTCACTACACTCTTCATGAGTGAGGTTCGAATAAATCTTACGTCCTTTATAAAGTACGTTAAAAGTTTTCATCAGATAATACGAGTTTTTTCATGTCCAACACGAATGCGAGGATCGCACCAGATATCAAACCCAGCTTCTTTCGCATCAAGACAGAAGCTTACATCTTCTCCACACATGTCTTGAACATTACCAGATTCAAAGACTTGCATCTTCGGAGCAAACCAAGGATATTCGAGGTTTTCAAAGACACCTTTCTTAATAAGAACCCATCCAAAACCTGTGTAATCTACAGTAAATGGCTTCTTACGCTTGCTGATCGATTCCACAGTTTCGTGGTTCATGACTCCACCATTTTTGCGGAAGTCATCTTCTTCTAACCAGTGTGCGACAGAGGTTGTGTGTCCATCTTCTGTTGCGTACCAACCAGCAACAACTTCCTTCTCTTCTCCTTCTTCATTCAGAGCTAAATCACAAAGTTGCCAGAACTTGTTCGTGTCAAAGACAATATCCGAGTCAATCCAAAGTTGATAATCATATTGTAGTTTACCGTCCCAAGGAATTTGCTTCGGACCACGAAGTACATTAGCACCTAAACACTTACAACGTGCAAAGTTAACCATCGATGAATAGTCTTGTGAAATCTGAATACTCATCTGATTCTGTACCATATCAAAGCACAGTTGTACAAAATTCTTCAGAAAAATAAAAGAGCATCCACGTCCTGGTAGACAGAAGACAATACTCTTACCTCGCATTCTTTCTTTAATCGCATCAATATCCCATTCGTTTTCTTTGGGTTTTGGTGCTGCTGCTTTTACAGTAAATCCTTTTGCCATAAAGTTTAGTAACCTTCAAACTCAATTTTAACAGTCTATATATGCCTTGTCAATATGAAGGTGATCCTGGTGGTTCAGATGATTTGTCCATAGAATATCCTCCAATATTAACTGGAAGCTCTGTGAAATTTAAATCCTCTACACTATAATCAGTCTTCATAAGACCAACCATATTCTTCAAGGTATTCCATGTTGTTTCAAACTCATCCTGTTTGAGAGAATGAAATAAACAACGATCCTTTGCGTATATGTGATAAACCTTTTCCATATAAAAAAATATTTCCGGAAATTTTGTAGTAAAACTTAATTCACTACCGCATTATATATCAGTACAATCAAAAACCCTAGGGG